AGGGCGCAGGAAATTATGGGCAATATTGGTCAGGCTGATGAGGGACAGGACGAATTCCGCACCCCCAAGGCCCCGGACGGCTGGACCTACGAATGGAAGCGCAACACGCTTTTCAATCAGGAAGACCCGGCCTACATGACCTCTCTGCACCGTACCGGCTGGGAGCCTGTACCGGCCAAGCGTCACCCGGAAATGATGCCTATCGGGGCCGCTAAATCAATCGAGCGTAAAGGGATGATCCTGATGGAGCGTCCTGAAGAGGTTACTCGTCAGTTTAAGGAAGCCGACAAGCGCCGCGCCCGTTTACAGATGCGGGCCAAGGAAGAGCAGCTTGGTTCGGCTCCGCAAGGTCAGTTTGGGCGAGACCATGCTCAGGCCGCTCCGAAGATCAACAAGTCCTACGCGCCGCTGCCTGTTCCGAAAGACTGATAGAAAATTTATTATCAGCAGAGAAACCCGGCAGTAATGCTGGGTTTTTTTGTGTCTGATCGGTAGAACTCGGCCATCTAATGCCCGGTTTACCTATGTCAAGTTTACCGATTTGCCCAACAAGCCCCAATGAAACGGGCCCTTTGGGCCTATATAATGGGCCAAACCCAAAAACCGGAAAACCCGTTTGCTACAATGTCCTTGTCAGTAGGGATTGTCCTGCTGATGCCCAGACCACCGGGCTGCTATTTGAAATCGTGAGGAATGAAACATCATGGTAACCATGAGCAAAGGTTATTGGGTCGCCAACGTCCGTTCACCGTCCCCGCTCTACGGGCAAAACGGCAGACGAGTAAAAAAGCAAGCGATCACAAAGCAAGATCAGCAAGCGACTTTTGAGGTTCTTGAAAAGCTGGGCCTCTGTGGCAAGTCTACCAAGTATCGCTATCTCAGCGACAGGCGCTTTAAGACGGAGGCCGAAGCAAGGGCTTTCTATCTCCAGCACACATCTAGTATTGGCCTGCTGGACAAGATGCTAACCATCCACGAACAGTTCGACCTGATCTTCTGACACTCACCCCCGCTGGGAAACTGGCGGGGGTTTCTTTTCGTACATTTGGTAGCCGAATTATGTTGGGCCACAATCGTTTACAGATGGTTCTATATTTAGTATATACTGTCCTCAAGCGCATACGCGCCCGCCTTCCCACGATGAGGAGGGTTATAATTAACCCCGGCCCTATCTTCGCCACGATGAGCGATGATGGCCTCCTGAAGAGGAGTCCCGTCATGGCGAATGTGAACGCGCCTTTCGGTTTTCTAGAATACTACGGTGGCGCTGGTGGCGCTCCGACTTTCTCCCAGTCTGCTCGCCGCGCTGCTTATAACGCTGCCGCCATTTATTTTGGCGACCCCGTTCAGCAGGATGGCACGACTGGTTACATTGTGCAGGGCGATCCTTCCGATCCGCAGGCCCTTGCTGGCATCTTTGTTGGTTGCCAGTACTTGTCTACCTCCCAGAAGCGCACCGTGTGGTCGCGTTACTGGCCGGGTACGGACTCGACCACCGATGTCATTGTCTATGTTGTTGATGATCCGAATGCTCGTTGGCTTGTTATGGGCAACAGCACGACGTTCAACATCAGCGGTACTCTGTCGTCGTATGGCACCTCACCTGTCGGTCAGTATGCTCAGTACGCTATCGGTTCTGGCAATACCAGCACTGGTGCGTCCGGCGCGTATCTGAATGCCCTCGGCACTACGGTCACTTATCCGTTTATCGTAGTTGATCTTATTACGTTCCCGCCGGGAGCGAATGGCGCGGACCCAGAGTCTGCTTACAATCATGTCGTTGTTGGGTTCAACAACCAGATCATGCGCACCAATGGCGCTGGTCCGACCGGCATCAGCTAAAGGAGATTTGACCAATGGCTGTTAATCTTAGTGCGATTAAAGACCTTCTGCTCCCCGGCCTCCGTGGCGTAGAAGGCAAGTACGAGATGATCCCGTCTCAGTACGATAAAATCTTCACCCGGCATAACTCGAACATGGCCCTCGAACGTACTGCCGAAATGCAGTACCTCGGTCTGGCTCAGTTGAAGACCGAAGGTGGTCAGACTGCGTTCGATAATAACGCTGGTGAGCGTTTTATCTACAATCAGGAACATACGGAAATCGGCCTCGGCTACGCGATCACTCGCAAGGCTGTTGACGACAACCTGTATAAGACCCAGTTCCACCCGTCCAACCTCGGCCTGATCGAATCCTTTCAGCAGACCAAGGAAATTTACGGCGCGAACATCCTGAATACTGCTGAAACCTACAATGCTTCCATTGGCGGTGACGGGGTGGCTCTTTGCTCACTCAACCATCCGATCACTGGCGGCACTGTGGCGAATACGCCAACAACTCAGGTTGATCTTAACGAAGCTACGCTGCTGAATGCGATGATCGCAATCCGCACGAACTTCAAGGATCAGGCTGGCCTGAAGGTCTTCGCCCGTGGTCGTAAGCTGGTTGTTCCTCCCCAGTTGGAGCCGGTTGCTATCCGTCTGTGCAAGACGGAACTGCGTCCGGGTAGTGCGGACAATGATGTCAACGCGATTCTCATGACCGCAGGCGGTCTGCCGGAATCGTACATGGTCAACGACTTCCTGACCTCGCCCTATGCGTGGTTCTTGCTGACCAACATTGACGGTCTGTCGTATATGGAACGTGTAAAGTTTGAAACCGACATGCAGGTCGATTTTGTTACCGACAACCTGCTTGTGAAGGGTTACGAGCGTTATTCGTTCGGCTACTACAACTTCCGGTCAATCTTCGGTTCGTTCCCAACCCCGTAATCGGTAAGCCTCCCCTTAACCGGGGAGGCCCCATTTTTCAGGAGAGACCTCATGAAAGGTCGTAAAGGTAAGGCCAACGGCGGAGAGATGGACTCTCCCAAGTCTGGCACTAAAGAGTATGAGCAGGATCTGAAGCGCAAGAATCTGCGCTACACCTACCAGAGCAATGTCAACGACGAAGCTGAAGAGCGTAAGTCGGGTGGCCGTGCGAAGAAGGCCCACGCCGGTCGTAAGGCCCGCAAGGCTGGTGGTCGCGCTGGTTCAGATAAGTCGCCGCTGTCTTCGGCCCATGCGGGTACAGCCCCCAAGGGTCACAAGACTTTGGACATCGACTAATTCAAACTAAATTATCCCTCCACTGGGAAACTGGTGGGGGGGTTTTTCCGGGGTATCCCGGTGCATCTGACAGCCCCGGCTGACGACATGCAGACAGATGTGCCTAACTCGCATGTGAGGATATTTTAATGGCTAACACGCATTTTACGGGTCCGGTCCTGTCGGAAAATGGTTTTATTGTTGGCACGGATAGCCAGCCGTATGTGACTGTAACCGGCACCAATACGGCGACCCCGTTCGCTGGCGTTCTCAGCACAATCAACCCAGTTTCTCCTTTTGGCAGCAGCACCAATACGGCTCCTTCGAGCGCCCAAGGCGTAAAGGGTCAGGTTTATGGTTCTAATTTGACTGCTACCGCCAATTATTACATTGGCGTGATGGGCCGTTACCTCGTCACAGGCAGCAATGCTTCGACGTACCCTAAAGTGGGTGTTTTAGGCGTTGTTGGTAACACGACGACGACTGCCAACGCGGCGGTTATGGCGTTCCTCGACGGCGACGGTGGCTTGACGACAGCTACTGCTGGTTTTGGCATCTCGATGACCAACAGCACTGGCGGCAGCGGCTTTAGCTTCGGCTTGGACTTGAACATGCTGGATACGGGCGCTCCGTCCGGCCTGCAACCTTACGGGATTGCTCAAATCCGTTTGGCTAAAGATGCTTCCAACGGCAATGTCGTGATTAAAGTTGTCACCTCAGTTGTTGACGGCACTGCTTCTGGCCTTGGCATTGGTTCGCTTGGCATCGACTCAACGGCTGGTAAGCTGTTCGTCGTGGACGCTTCAGGCAACTGGCAAATCGTCACTAGCTAATGATTACGCATCCCGATCCAGAGATTGAGTTTCTGGTTCATATGTTGGCCGGTCAGAGAGACGTTGCGATGGGACAAGCAGCTAAACTTTTCAAAGAGAACAAATCTTTGAAAGATCAAGTTGAAGAACTCAAAGCAAGGCTTCCTGCCGACCAAGGGTAATTGGTGAGTTGAGGGGGTTTCGGCCCCCTCATACTCTACGGAGGAAAGAATGCGCCCAGTTTATATAACAAATGATGCTGTGGAGATTTCATCTCCTGTAGTTCTGGATATTTACGTTAATCCACAACACGTTTCCGTTACGGTAACCGTTTCAGGAACCAACACTTCAAAAGTTCAATATTCGTTTGACGACCCGTTTGCGACTTATACTACGGGTTATAATGCAGACGGAACTTGGATTGATTCCGCTGCTCCGCTGGCATCCATCACTACTGGCACAGTCAGCAGCTTCCTCGTAAATAGCTCTACCGGCACGGGTCCTGTCCGTGCGGTGCGGCTGAATACGGGGACCTTTACGAGCGGCTCTGCCAAAATGACCGTGATCCAGAGCGGAATTGCGTAGTGGCTCTTGAACAGGACATGCTTTCCAAAGCCTACGACAACGCTCATTCTGCTTTGCAAAAGATTGAGGCTCACGAAAAACTATGTGAGCAGCGTTGGCAGGAAGTTATTGCTCAATACGGGCGTGTCG